CGAGCATTCATCTCTTTATCATTTATCTCCACCGGATCTTGCATACCATGGGCTGGAGGTATTGATTTTAAAAAATGTTTCTTTGATTTTTTCCAAGGATTACCTGCACTAGTAGACCTATTAATTTTATCAATATAAGCTACACGAGCACCATTCAATGCAGTAAAATCATCTAAAACCATCAACATATTTTTAATATTATCTGGATCTATTCTTTTATTGATATCACATATATAACCATTAATACACTCATTTAAAATTTCTGTATTCATTTGAACTGGTTGTAGTATATCTAGTGCTGCAATTCTCCATGGCTCATAAGATACCATTTCTGGTGCAGTATATTTTTTCTTATATTCTATAGGTAATTTCTTACTCATGGGAGTATCTGTCACTCTAGATTTAGATTTACCGCGAAAATCTGCAAAAGATCCATATATTTCCGCACTACCATCATTAATATATCGAAATACAGATTTTTTGTGTAGATCTAGTACTGGTCTCTTAATTGATTCGGAGCTTATAAGATCAAAACACCCAGACTGAATATTGAAAGGCAACAATTTCTCATAAACCTGTTCAATAAATTTTCCATCGATGCTGTTTGCATAGATTTCATTAGTCGACTCAGTGTTAATCAAAAAATGGATACCTAGTATTGAATAACCAAAATCACTTTTCACAATCATGGGTGCACCACAATCTCCGTATTGAGTTTCAGTGGAACTAATACCTTTCCAACATTTAATTTTGGCATTAATCTGAGGATCATTAAATTTATACAATTTTTCATCCATTAGTTGAATATTCTTTAAATTATAGTTGATACGTTCACCATTTGGAGATTTAGAAACATATGAACCATTAAAAACTCCTTTTTCAGTTTCTTTCAAAAAATATTCTATAATTTTACGTTTAGGTGGCATTTCTCTAATAATAACAAATGCAATATCCTTCTCTGGAATTCGGTGAATATCACTTTCAGATAAGATAATTTGTATATTTGAGTTTATACCTAATTTAGTAGTTTCAAACAACTTACAAGGTACACCTCCTGAACAATCTGGTATATTATGATTATTTGTGATGTAGATGTGACCACCTAAACATAAAAGCTTACCAATTCTTCCTTTAGTAGTTCCTTTTAATGAGGTACTTATACTCACAACATTATTCGAAATTTTAGAACAAAAATCTTCAAATGATGTACTTTTAGAGGATGCACTTTCTCTCGAAAAATGAGCACTAGATAACTCCATAGTATTATTATACCAAACATTTTCTCTGCCATTTTCCTCAGGCTCAGGTTTTGAACCAATATTAGCTGAAACGTCACCTTGAGGGATCAAAGTCTGCTTAGTAACACTATACATACCCATAATCAATAATGTTGCAGCTGCAAGTCCTACCAATATCTCTTTATGACCCAAAGAAGTTTGGACTTTTTCACCCATATTTATCCAGAATTCTTTAGTACCAAGATCACAAATTTTGTTAATAGCTTCATCTTTATATTCTATAAAAGTTTGTTTACACTGTTTAACTTTAGAATATGTCTCATACATGCTTTTAACGAACATGAAATTGGAATGATACATAACTAAACCAGCTACAGTAACAGTTAACAAATTTGTGGTTAAACCTTGTGGTGTCATACGACATAATGAAGTCGGTAAAACACAACATGTACAAAGTTCCTCTTTTTCCATTCGCTCAATACACATAGAAACTTTTTCTTGGTCTCTATTAAAATCGTTTATAGCTTTATCAAACCACTGAAGTAATTCAACAGTACCAATATTAGTGTGCAATTTTTCAAACTTTGCATATTGTCGACCTTGAGAAGCAGGAACTGGAATAACCATATCAATATCAAAATCCCACAACTCGGGATAAGTTACATTATCAGGTATATTCTTAGTACATAACATCTTACGCTCATCCTTAAATTCCTCCTTAGGTTTTGGAGTTATAATATAAGGAAATCTTCGTTGAGCAGCAGATGGGCAAGAAAAATATGAGTAAGCGTTTAAAGTTTTGACATTTGTAGTTGCTATAACCAACTTACCTCTAAAGGGAGTAGTTCCTTTAGATTCCAAGGAGGCTTGATCAGGACAAAATGCTTGATTATTCATAACTTGAATGATATTATCTAAAGACTTAGAATCTTTCAAGTCTGGATGCTCATTTGCAACATCATCAAGGATGACAGTGTGACATGATGAAACA